TCGAACCTGTCGAAATAGAAATACCAAAAGTAGATCAAGAATTCATAGACGATATACGAGGGGCATTAGAAGAACCTGATATTATTTCAGATACAAATGAGCAATTTATTGCTTCACTGGATGCCTGTATTGATTATGTTTATCTAAGTGTATCACCTGAACGACAACTACCTAGAAAACTTATAATTGCACAAGCAATATTAGAGTCTGCTTGGGGTAAGTCTAGATTTGCCAATGAAGGTAATAATCTATTTGGTATCAGAACCTTTGATAAGAGTCAAGAACATTTACTACCTATCACTTGGGATCCAAACAAATGGCCAGGGTGGGGTGTAAAAGTTTATGAAAGTAAATGTGCTAGTGTTAGAGATTATGTTCGTATCATCAATGAAGTATGGGCATATGAAGAACTTAGAGAAGCAAGAAAAGAAAATCCAGATATTACAGCGGTAGAACTTGCTATGTATCTTGATAAGTTTTCAACTAATCCTAATTATGAAAAACTAGTAGTGAGAATAATCGAAACAAAATTATAGAATGAATATATTTTATTTACATAAAGAACCAAAGACCTGTGCTGAAATGCATTTAGATAAACATTGTACTAAAATGCTTATCGAATATGCTCAACTAATGTCAACTGCTCATAGAGTACTTGACGGTCAAAAGTATATTGCTAAGTCAAAGACTGGTAGAAAAGTAACCAGATATAGATTAGATAATCCTAACGAAGAGGCAACTGTCTATAAGGCGTGCCACATAAATCACCCGAGTGCTGTGTGGGTTCGTGCTAGTGCTTATAATTATTGGTGGTTATATCAAATGTGGTCACATCTACACGAAGAATTTAAAATAAGATATGGTAAAGATCATAAATCATATGTTGTATTAAAAGACTTGTTAAGAAACCCACCTAAAAATGCACCCCTAAATATTCTTTTTAGTCAACCAACACAAGCAATGCCAGATGATGTAAAGAACGAAGATAGTATTACTGCTTATCGAGATTATTATATCAAATACAAGAATGGTTTTGCTACATGGAAGACCAGTGTACCAAAATGGTATAGTGAGGGAATAAATGCCAACATATAATTTCAGAAATAAAAAGACAGGTGAAGTTTGGGAAGACTTAATGACCATTGCTGAAATGGAAAAACTAACAAAAAAAAGACATATCGAATTACTTCCGCCAACTCAAATGAATATTGTTTCAAGTGTAGGATCAGTTGAAAGTCATACAGACTCTGGTTGGAAAGAAACATTATCTAAAATATCAGAAGCACATCCTAATAGTCATCTTGCAGAAAGATATGGGAAAAGATCAGTAAAAGATACACAAATTGAGAAGATAAGAAAAAAACATAAAACTCGTGCTTTGAAAGGTGGAGGAAGATAAATACTTATACTAGTGCTATCGAGCACACTTTAACATACTTCATTCTAGACATAAGAAGTCAGTCTGTTGTAAAGTCAATCCGATAAGGCATTACAGATGAGCGCTCATCGAAGGAAACATATATGGCAGACTTTGATTTTTTAGACGGGTTTGAAGAAGGTGGTGATTGGGGTTTCTCCTCAGTTGCTGAGAAACCGTCAGAAAAAACACAATCAGATTCGGAAACAACTAAGGCAGTTGTTAAACAAACGGCTGATGGTGTCGGGAAAGCTGTATCTAAAGAGGTTCTTACTACAATTGAAGGTAAACTAGATAAAATATATTCAGCAATCAATTCAACTAAATCTGAAATCAAAGAAAAGAATGAAACAGAATTAGAAATTGCTAAGAAGCAAATGGATGATGAATATGATTTAAGAAAAGACAATCTAGGTAAAGAACAGAAAGATAAATTTGCTAAATTAGAAAAATTAATAATACCTTTATTAATTAAATTAGCAAAATCACCAGAAGATTATATCTATTGGCCAAATCGTGGTGATGTAATTGAAACACAGGTTAAAAAGATAATCGAAATAACTAGAGGATAATATGCAACTAAGTGAAAATTTTAGTCTAAACGAATTTACAAAATCAGACACAGCAGTTAGAAAAGGTATTAACAATACACCTAACGAAACACATTTAGAAAATATGAAATCTTTATGTGAAAATGTTTTACAAAAAGTTAGAACACACTTCGGTAAGTCAGTTAGAATTACAAGTGGATATAGATCGCCAGAATTATGTGAGGCGATAGGTTCAAGTAAAACTTCTCAACATGCTAAAGGTCAGGCTGCTGACTTTGAAATAACAGGTATAGATAATAAAGTATTGGCAGAATATATAATAGATAATTTAGATTTTGACCAAATAATATTAGAATTTTATACAGACGGTGATCCGAATAGTGGTTGGGTCCATTGCTCGTATAAAGATGATAACAGAAAACAAGTATTGAGAGCGTCTAGAGTTGACGGTAAAACAAGATACACAAACGGCTTGACTCTATAAACAAAATCTGTTATAATATTAGTTATGAATCAATTGAATACCTTTTTTAAGGACAAGTACGACATGAAGTCCTTTAAACACAATGCACCTGCTTCGTCAGGTCCAGACTTACAAACAGAATCTATCAATGGTAAAAGATACTATGTCACGCCGAACGGTGAGAAGTATCCATCTATTACTACTGTTTTAAATGACAGAGGTAAAGAAGGCATTCGTAAATGGCGTGCCAGTGTAGGTTTTGATGTTGCGAACCAAATAATGAGAGCCGCTGCTAAACGAGGTACTGCTGTACATACATTAATAGAAAACTATCTTAATAATGAAGAACTAACAAAACAAGAAGTATTGCCTTTGGCATTATTTACTTTAATGAAAAGTGAACTAGATAATGTTGATAATATTGTTTTACAAGAAGCAGCATTGTATAGTGATGAATACCAGATTGCAGGTAGAGTAGATTGTATCGCTGAATATAATGGTAAGTTATCTGTGATTGATTTCAAAACATCTACAAAAGAGAAAAAAGAAGAATGGTGTGAGAACTATTTTATTCAATGTTCTGCTTATTGTGAAATGTATGAAGAAAGATTTGGTAATCCTATTGATCAAGTTGTTATACTTATGGTGACAGAGGATGGTGCTGTTCAAAGATTCGTAAAAGATAAGAAAGATTATCTACCTTTACTTAAAGAAGCAATACAAGATTTTAAAAATCTAAACCTGGGGTAATTCTTCTTCAATAACAGGTCTATACATCATCGGTGTTAGACTTTGATTATCCCATGCATAAGGTTGACATTCTAAAGTAAATCCAGTATAATTTTCTTTATTTACACTAGGCGGAAAGTTGTTTTCTCCTTCTAGGTAATGTTCGCTTAGAGATTGATTTATGAACTCTTGATTATCTGATAAGTAAATTTCACAACTTTCATATGTAAGATACGCTGTATCCGTGTAGTAAGTATAGTACTTATCAACTTCACCTTCGAAAGTGAAAACTGCTGTAATTAAAAAAACTATTGAGAACATACAACTATTTATATTATTGAACTATTTTTAAACTGAAAACTATTGTCAAAATGTCAAAGAAATTAAAAAGTAACCCAGTTGCAAAAGCAAATAAGAATAGACCACAGGTCATTCCTAATAAAAAGAAACCTAAGCGTAATGAACTAAAGGATGAATTGCAAAAGCAATGGGAAAAAATATGAGAGCATTTTGCTTAGGTAATGGACCATCTCGTAAATCAATTGATCTAGAAAGTTTAAAATCATACGGCACAGTTATAGGTTGTAATGCAATCTATCGTGATTTTACACCAGACATATTAGTAGCATTAGATTCAAGAATAGGTCATGAAATATATCGGTCAGGATATGCTCTCAAAAATAAAACATATTTAGGATACTGGACACCAGTGCCAAAGATGGTAGCAGAAACTATGCTAGAGTCTATGGGTGGTGAAACCAATATCGAATGGAATAATGCGGAAGATGTTGTCTACCACGGTGCTGATGGAGTATTTACTCTAATGGTAGGTAATAATTTAGGCATGACATATATTACTGGTGTTGTGCCTAATGACTTTGTTGAAAATATAGAACCAGAGATAGGAGACTTTGCATATAGCACAGGTGCTAGAGCAATATATCTTGCTTGTGAATTAGGTGCTAAAGAAGTTTACATAATAGGTTATGACTTATTTTCAGCAGATGGTACAATAGATAACATATATGCTGGCACAGATGGTTATGCAGATAAATTAAGTAAAGTAGATAAGGGTGATATATACGATTGGATAAAACAACATAAGAATACATTTGATAGTTTTCCGAATACTAATTTTTATAAAGTTAATCCGAATTTAAACGAGATAAATGAATGGGAAAACTGTAAAAATTTAAAATATATTTCGCATTTAGACCTTGACATGCTAGACAAAAAGTGATATAATAGCGATATGATTATTACACCCAATAAATTTGCTCAGATTATAGAGCAAAGTGTAAAAGATAGAAAATCTAGTTATATGGATGCTATATTATTTTATTGTGAGAAAAATAGTATTGATCCTGGCACGGTTAAAAATCTTGTAAACAAAACTCTTAAAGAGAAACTTGCTTATGAAGCACAAGGGTTAAATATGTTAAAAGAGAAAACGGCAAAACTGCCAATATAAGGAGATATAATGAAATTAATTAATCACACATTTAGATTTAGAGCGCTTGGTGATTGGATAAATCAAACAACAGATGATCTATTCGCAGATAAGAAAGTTGTTTTATTTAGTTTACCTGGTGCATTTACACCTACTTGCTCTTCACAACAATTACCTGGCTATGAAGGTGCATTTAATGAGTTTAAAGAACTTGGAGTTGACGAGGTATATTGTATGTCGGTCAACGATGCTTTTGTTATGAATGCTTGGGGAAATGCTCAAGGTATTGAAAAGATAAAAATGATTGCTGATGGCGACGGTGTCTTTACAAGAAGTATGGGTATGCTTGTTGACAAACCATTTCAAAAGTTTGGCCTAAGATCATGGAGATACTCTGCTTACATAGTAAATGGTGAAGTAGAAAAGATGTTTATTGAACCAGGGTTTAATAATGAAGGTAAAGATGATGATCCTTTTGAAGTATCAGACGCTGAAACTATGTTAACTTATATTCGACCTGGCGATTATATAAGAGATGAATCCATTTCTTTAGAAAGAGATGAATAAATGGAAGGTGTGTACATTTGGATTATAACTGCTATGTTAACCTATGGTAGTGCTGGTATTACTACATATGATAAAGACATCACAGAACTAACCTTTGAGTCTGATTGGGATTGCCATGAGTATATTTTCGATCAG